TGACCAGTATGGCCATGACCGAACAAGATCATGAGATTGTCGAGAAAATCGCGAGAGTCCTGCCGAAGATGACGGAGATTCAGAAGACGAAGCTGCTCGCTTCGGCGCAGACGCTCGTCATGATTTTCGACCAGTCGGCATCAGAGGGGGCGGAAGAGGAGGGGCAGAAGAAGGATGACCCCAAGCCTAAATCCGCGTGAAGGTATGAAGGTAAACCGAGTGAAGGAGGAGATTACCATGACTGCAATGGAGACGTTGATGACCATCATGATGAGCTGCCTGGCTCTTGTCGCATTTCTGTCCTGGCGCATGGATAAGGAGCGCCTGCTGTACGTCGAGAAACTTGACGCGATGACGGACGAGCTCCGTCGTCTTCACGAGGACAATATTCGCCTGCGCGATGAAGTGTCGAAGTGCTATGTGGAGTCGGTGTGCAGCTACGGGAAGATGTGCCGTGATCTGCATAAACTGATGTATTGCGTGGACGAGCTCCGCTGGGCCATCAATACGAGCAAAGCTGTGAACAAGGATGCAGCCGAGCACCTGCGTGATCCGTTCTTCCCCGAGGAAGAGGATGACTATGGATGGACTGGCCCGGTGGAGACGCCGGACAATCCCATTGAGAAAGACATCATCGAAGGCCTGAAGCACGACGGCGTCTGGGATCCAGAGCCAGACAACCACGATAAGCGCTCAGCGTGAAGGGAGCACATCTATGAAGTGGCTGAAGAAGATTCGTGATTGGTGGAACTGGACCCCAGTCACGTATTGGGATTTTTACCGCAAGCAAAAAGAGATGACGGTCATCAGCATTGCCCTGCTGATTATAGCCGTCATCCTGATTGCCATCAGTCTGTCGATAACCACTGTAGAGCTGAAAGGATTACTGAGTGGACGGCAGGAATAACGCGAGGCGACTACATTATATAGAAGGGAGGTGAAGTCGTTGGAGAGTGCAGCTATCGAGATGATGATTGTCAATGCCATCGAGCGGACCGGGCGGGCCATGGCCAAGCATATGGGAGAGCGTCAAACACCAGACGAGCTTCTGACGGTCAAGGAAGTGGCCAAGATCCTGAAGGTCAGTCTCAACTACGCCAACCATCTTGTGCAGTCCGGCATCATACCGGGCCTCAAGATGAACGGCATGAAGGTCCGCCGCCGTGCCCTCGAGGCATGGATGGCGGCGATGGAAGGGCAAGACCTATCCGATCCGGCGCAGCCGGTCCCCATCCGGCGGCCCAGTAAAAGCGCATGAAAAAAAGAGGTGCCATGCCAGGCACCTCTGCATCAGGAATAGATCTCTCGGCGATGTCCGATATGGAGCATCAGGATGACAACGTGTTCTTCTTGGATGTCTGCAATCAGACGGTAGTCGCCGACACGGTAACGCCATTCGCCGCTGTGATTGGCCGTGAGTCCCTTGCCATGCTGACGAGGATTTTCGCAGCCTTCCAGATTCTTGCGAATCCAGCCGAGAATCAGGGCGGCTGTGTGTCGGTCCATCTTCTTCAGTGCCTTCTTGGCAGCTGGCGTGAAAAGCACATGGTAGGTCACGCGAGGCCCAACTCCTTCTCTACTTCATCTAACGTGTAGGTTTCTGGGTTGTCACGATATTCCTTCATGGCGTTCTCGTAGCATTTCATGTCGAAGTCATCTTCAATTCGCTCCATCACAGAGCGGCGGACGAGTTCGGACATGGAAAGCCCATTCATCTCGGCGTATTTGCGGAAGAGCATGGCGTCGTTGTCATTCAAGCGAACCGAAACGGTCATAAGAATCCCTCCCTTTGTAATACATTGTAATACACAAGGGGCGGAATGTCAAAAGAAGGTGATACCTTGCTGGCCATAAAAAAATAGAGCTGCCCGCTCGGACAGCTCTAGGTACAAAATCGATTGTCGAACCCGATTTGTACCTCCTATTATATAGCACGAAGCTCCCGGACGCAAGACAAGCGGCGAATTTTTGAGGGTGGGATCCCTCTTTAGCCGCTTGATAAAGGGATTAATGTACCGACACGTATCCGCATAAAGATACAGAATAGAGGAACAAGTAGAACAGGAGCACAGAGATGGCATATGTCAGGAGAAGGTGGGTAGCCCACCATCGGAGATACATCGTGGAAGACAAGTACCACACCCAGAGGATGATGCCGGAGAAGAGGAGTATCCGGGAGAGGCGAAGACCTCGAACGGGACTCGGCACCTCGCAGAAGCAGGCGAAGATCAATGCCAGGCAGCGGGCGGAGCGCCTGAGTCGGCTCATCCTGGATAACTTCGAGTCAGGAGACTGGTATGTGACGTTCACGCTGGACTCTGAGTTGACAGAGGATGCCATCAAGACAGCCTACGGGAAGATGACGCGCGAGCTGCGGCGCTGGTACAAGAAGCAGGGAGTGACCTGCAAGTACATCGCTGTCCTCGAGAATCTCAAGAACGGCGGCCGCAAGCATGGCCACATCCTTCTGCCAGCCGTACCAGATGCCAGCTTCCAGGAGATGCGCCGCGCTCTCCAAAAGGCATGGCCACAAGGCGATGTCTACCTCAAACCCTATGCCGGTGATGTCATGGATGCGTTTCGACTGGCCTCTTACTACGTCAAAGAAGAGGTCAAGGTGGACCGTCGCACGAAGGTGGGCAAGGCCTGCGAGGAGCAGGATGCTCAGCCCATGCGCGGCCGCCTCATGACAAGCCGGAATCTTTTGCGAACAGAGCCCGTGAAAGAGCCAATCCGAACTGCAGAAACCTACCGGGAAACCATCAAGGCCCCGAGGGGATATCACGTCGTGGTGGAGCTGAGCTATAACGGCTTCACCGAAGAAGGCTATCCGTACCAGCACGCAGTGTATGAGGCGGATGAATTACAGGAGGAAAAACAACATGATCATCATCACCATCGCAAACCTGAAAGGCGGCGTCGGCAAGACCGTGACCGCGATCAACGTGAGCTACCTGCTCGCCGCCGAACACGGCAAGAAGGTCCTGCTCGTCGACAATGACCAGCAGGGGAACTCGTCGCAGTTCTTCAAGCGGTACAGCTACGACAGGCCGAGCATGGCCAACGTCATGAAGCGCACGGTGCGGGCGGCGCAGGTCATCCAGCATACAGACTTCCCGAATCTCGACATCATCCCGGCCAACCTCAAGCTGGCCGAAGCCGAGCGGGCGGTCATGATGGATACTGTCGTGCCGCAGCAGGTCCGCTTGCGTGAATGCTTGCGCGAGGTGAAGGACGACTATGACTACGTCATCATCGACAACCCGCCGAGCTTGCATATGTGCGCGGTCAACGCGCTCTCGACGAGCGACTACCTCGTCATCCCGGCCGTCATCAGCCGTTGGACATTCGAGGGCATCGACAGCCTGCTCGAGCAGGCAAGGCAGGTGCAGGCCTACCTCAACCCGCAGCTAAAATTCCTCGGCACGCTCATCACGTGCTGCCGGAGGACTACGAGCAATCAGCAGGGGGCGGAGTGGCTGCGCTCGCATGGGGGCTACAAGGTCTTCGACCACTACATCCGCTGGACTGACAAGGTCGATGAGTCGACGTTCTCGGCTGAGCCAATCGTACTGCACTCGCCGCGCTGCGGAGCCTCGAGGGATTACCGTGATTTTGTGGAGGAGCTGCTCTCGCTTGTGTCCGATTCGGACACCGAGGAAGAAGGTGCGGCAGAATGAGACGGTCCATCTACGAGCACTCTTTTGCTTGGAAGCGCTACCGTGCGCAGCGTGATCGTCGTCAGCAGCGCCAGGCTGCCCTCTGCGAGATCCTGCACTTCTGTGGATGGAGCATCAAGACGATGATGGTCATCGCATTGCTTTACATCGGCCTCTGCATCCTGGCCGTCTGAAAGGAGAATACCATGGCAAATTTTGATTTGATGGGCCTCATGAGCCAGGCAAGCCGCGAGTCGGCTGGCAAAGCGCCCAAGTACGAGATGCGCAAGCTCATGCTGCAGGAGCTCTATCCGAATCCGGACAACCAGCTCGTCTACGAGGTCAAGGATATTGAGGAACTGGCAGATGCCATCGAGATTGCGGGCGGCGTCCTGCACAACCTCGTCGTCGCTCCGGCAGATGCCGACGGCCGCCACATGATCATCAGCGGCGAGCGCCGCTATCGTGCCTGCTGCCTGCTCGTCGATCGTGGCGAGCGCCAGTACAGCGAGGTCAACTGCATCATCGAGAACGAGCGGGACAAGGACCTGCTCGCCCTCATGCTGCTCCTGACAAACTCGACGGCTCGGCAGCTCAGCGATGCTGAAAAAGTCAGGCAGGCCGAGCACCTGACGGCTGTCCTCAAACGCATGCAAGAGGCAGGCAGAGTCGAAGGGCGCATCCGCGACATTGCGAGCAAGATGCTTTCAACAAGCTCCGGCCAGCTCGCCCGCTACCATGCCATCGCAGAGAACCTGCAGGATCCCGAGCTCAAGCAGGCATTCCACGAGGGGCGCATGGGTATCAGCGCGGCCTACGAGGCAAGCCGACTCGATGCCGCAGAGCAGAAGAAGGTCGCAGACACGCTCGGCAAGGAAGGCAAGGTATCCCTGCAGCATGTCGCAAAGGCCAAAGCAGAGGAAGAGCCGAATACCGCTTATCGGCCGCTCCATCCGAAGCACCACGAGAGACTCGTCAAGAAGATGGAGATGGTCGGCATCGAGAACATGACGCCCTGCGAGCAGTGCAAGCTCGCGACGGAGTGTCAGTCCTGTTGCCGCATTTGCGAGAAGCCGTGCAACGTCCAGCAGGGCTGCCGCAAGGAGCAGGTATCGGTCGCGGCCATCCTGATCGCCGAACTCGAGGAACTGCGCCAGCGCCATGAGAAGCTGGCAGGAAAGTACGGGGCGGAGACATGGGGCAAGAGCCTGGCCGAAAAACAGCAGCAGGCCGCACAGGTCCTTGTGCAGCTCATGGATCTCGTGAAGGAGGAACAGGCATGAATCGGTATCTGTCCAGCCGGGAACGTGAGAGTATGGCCCGGCTCATGGCCCTCGTGATGGTCGAGGGCGAGGCCATCAAGAGCTACGAGAACGTCAGCGACCTCGACAAGGACTTCATGAAGTACCTGCGCATGAGCCACACCTTTCTCGAGAAGGCCATTGCCCGGCGCTACAACCTCATCGACCTCGACGCCGCCAAGCAGATGAAGCGGGCGGCAAGCCAGCTCTGCGTCGTCTTCGTGCCGGAGCGGGAGGCCAGGCGGCGTGTCGAGGAGATTGCCCAGATGAAGAAGACCCTGCATCTCTCCATGTCCGACTTCGAGGACCTCTGTGAATGCATCATGCCGCGGCTCTGCGGCATCTGCTCGGGCAAGAACTTCCGGCACTGCGCCTGGAAGGAATTCCTGCACCGCTACCAGGTCGAGGTCGTGAACTACAAAGCCGACGAGAACACCTGCCCTTACAGCTATCCGCAGGCAGGCTGGACCGTCAGCAAGGAATGGGCCGAGGAAATCCAGAAGCCCTTCGATGGGATTGTGTCCGATTCGGACACCGACGAAGAACAGCCGGAAGATGTGTCCGATTCGGACACCGAGCGCACAGAAGGGAGGTGAACATCATGATGATACTCGTGGTACTCGGCATCGTGGCCTGCCTGCTGATTCTCTACAATCTCTGGCGGGCGCACAAGACGCTGCAGAACCTGCGAATCTCGAACTGGTCGCCGGGCGACAGTGAGACGCGCAGCGAGAGGACAAAGCGGTAAGAGTAAGCGAACAGGAGGTTTGGTTGACATGGGAATGATTCGCTTGAAAAAGAACATGACGGAGCTCGACATTTTGCGGGCGGAGAAAGAGAATGAAGCACGGCGTCAGAAGGCCCTGTCGGATTTCCGGTCAGGAACCATCAAGAGCCAGGAAGCAAAGACCATCATCCGCGTCTGCGACGAGATGAAGAAAGAGCTGGCACGCAGAAAGAGGGACTTGAAATGAGTATGCAGAAACGATGTATCCTCCCACATCCCTGCAATGGGCCGCTCTACAAGGAATGGACCGAGACAGACTTCTTCCTGAAGATGCTCGAGGAATTCGACGAGGTAGGGAAAGCCTACGCGAAGCTGCGGGCGGCAGAGCGGGAAGGATTACCGAAACAAGAAGGGACGATGCGCTGGTGGAAGCTCATGGAAGAATGCGTCGACCTGCAAGTGGCGGCCACCAGCTTCATGGAGCGGTGCGGCTGCACCGAGGCAGCACGGCAGAAGCTCATGGACTACGTCAATCATCACAACGCCCGCAGAGACCACGGCCTGCGGTTCAGAAAGGGTGAGAGCGATGACGGGGAATGAAACCGGGATACTGCTGAACATCTTCTTTGCAGGCATATGCTGTCTGATGACCATGCTCTGGCAGAGAGAAAAAGCCTGGGCCGACCATCTGGACAGGGCACTGCAGCAGATGGCCGATAGCTGGATGCAGGACAGCAAGACTATGGAGTCACACTTGGACCGCTGCAAGAAGCGCCTCGATGCCGTAAAAGAAGAGCGGGACCAGCTGGCCGCGCGATGCAAGAAGATGGAGCAGGACCTGAAGATGCAGTGGGTCTGGGACAGTAAGCACGGCTACTGGATCCCGAGCAATGCATCTGCCGCGACGCTGATGCAGAAGGTGCCGTTCCCCATCATGGGCATCGCCAAGGATGACAAGAAAGACTGAGCAGGAAGGAGAGGCAGATGGAGGAGGAATCAGCCAAAGCACAAGCCGAGCGTATTGCGCTGGCCATCGAAGAAGACCACCGCCAAGCGGAACACTATCTGCTCTCCTATACGCGGGAGCGGAAGGACTACGCGAAGCGGCGGGCGGAATACGTCTACAAGACGACGGCCGGTCACGATCCGACGGCAGCGTCAGCAGAGCGGGGCATCTTTTACGATACCCATGCGCGGGCCGCCCATTGGTTGCGGGCGGTCGAGATCCTGGAACAAAGCCTGCCTGAAGAGAAGCAGCTCTTCCTGCGGCTGCGGCGCGATGCCGAGAAGCAGAAGGGCAACGGCTTCTCCCGCGGGCGGCATGGTTGGGTCATCCGCGTGCAACACCGGCTGGCCGAAGAGATGGAGAGCCGGTACCCTGGCCGCTCGTTCTGGATGGGCGAGCGGACGCTCAAGGTCTGGTGGAAGGACATGATCTGCCGGACAGCCGAGATTGCCGCCCGTCTGCGGAAAAATAAAAAAGGGCAGCACGTTATTCCAGAATCCGCATGGTAAGATAATAACAGACCAACCCATAGAAAGCCTCGCGAGCTGAGCAAGCCGCGGGGCTTTTTCCGTGGAAATCACTTGACAGGTAGGAACGGAGAAAGAAAACAGCGTGGATGAAAGCGTGAAACCCCTTGAAATACAAGGCAAAGGAGGTGCTGGCGATGAAGAAGAAACTTTACAAGTTTGTACCGCAGAGAGACAAGAATCGTTTTCTTAACTATCTGGTAGACTGCGGGACGATATCCAAGGCAGCTCAGGCCATGGGCATCTCGCGCCAGACCCACTACCTCTGGCTGCACAGCGATTCCAACTATGCCATCGCCTTCAACCGTGCCCGCGCCATGGCCAACGACCTGCTTGAAGAAGAAGCCTACCGGCGGGCCGTCGAAGGCTGCGAGCGCGGCATCTACTACAAAGGCGACAGGATCGCGACGCGCATCGAATACTCGGACACCCTGCTCGCGATGCTCCTCAAGGGAGCGTTCCCCGACAAGTACAAGGACCGCGTCCAGCAGGAGACCGTAGGAGATGGCGGCGCAGAGCTCGCCTGGGAAGGAGATGACGACGATGATGACAGCGCAGAAGAAACGGATCACGATACCGTACCGGCCGGAGCCGCTCTGGAAAAAGACCATCCATCCGGCACTTGAGAACCATCGCTTCTCCGTCATCGTCGCTCATCGCCGTTTCGGCAAGACCGTCGGGACAGTCAACCACCTCATCAAGAAATGCGTCCAGAATCATCGGCGCTCGCCCATGTACGCCTACGTCGCGCCATTCCGCAATCAGGCCAAACTCATTGCCTGGAACTACTTGAAGTACTATACGCACGTCATCCCCGGCGTCCGCATCAACGAGTCGGATCTCTTCATCGAGTTTCCGAGCCGTTATCAGGGCGCACAAGGCGGCCGCATCTACATCATCGGTGCTGACCATCCGGACAACTTGCGCGGCACGTACTGGGATGGAGCCATCCTCGACGAGTACGCACAGATCAAGCCGGAGCTCTGGGACGAAGTCATCCGTCCATCACTGGCTGACCGCAACGGCTGGTGCATCTTCATCGGCACGCCGAAAGGACAGAACCAGTTCTACGAGATCTACCAGAAGGCACAGCGCGAGCCGGACTGGTACTGCTGCATGTACCGCGCCGATGAGTCTGGTGTCTTCGCGCCGGGCGGCCGACTGGGGCCGAAAGAACTTGAGGCAATGAAGCGGGACATGAGCGAAGAGGGCATCCGCCAGGAGCTCTACTGCGACTTCACCGCCTCAGCCTTCAACATCCTCATCACGATTGACATGGTGACAGCAGCTTGCAAGAAAATTTACCAGAAGGCCGACATCCTCGGAGCCCCGCGCATCCTTGGCGTCGATGTCGCACGCTTCGGCAATGACTCATGCGCCATCACGCGCCGTCAGGGCCTCGTGGCCTACAAGCCCAAGGTCTTCCATGCTATCAGCAACATGGACTTTGCGGCAAGACTCATCCAGGAGATCAATGACTTTCAGCCGGACGCCGTCTTCGTCGACTCCGGCCGCGGCGAAGGCGTCATCGATCGCTGCCGGCAGCTCGGCTACGAAGTGACCGAAGTATCCTTCGGCGGCAAAGCCCTGGAGCCAGCACACTACGTCAACAAGCGGGCAGAAATGTGGGATGCCATGCGCAAGTGGATGCAGGCAGGCGGCTCGCTCCCTGACATGCCCGAACTCAAGACAGAACTCGTCACGCCAGAGTACAGCTTCGATGCGGCGAATCGCATGAAACTCGAACCCAAAGAGAAGATAAAGGAGCGAATCGGCAAGTCGCCGGACGTGGCCGATTCTCTGGCGCTGACGTTCTCTTATCCTGTCGTGCCGAAAGAAGCCGTGCATGGCCCAGGCGCGACATGCAATACGGAGTACAATCCCTTTTGACGATGTGTCCGATTCGGACACCGAAGGAAATCAGCATGGCATGTGTCCGATTCGGACACAAAGTACTGGAAGGAGGTGAGCGCCATGTGTTCTGGTGGAGGTGGAGGCAGCTATACGCCGCCGAAAGTAGACCCGGCACCGACGACGGTCGTGCCAACGGATGAAGCGGCGACGACAGCTGCAATCAACAAAGAGCAGAAACGCAAGAAGGGCCGCAGTGCAACAGTACTCTCGAGCGACCGCAATAGCCTATTGTCGAGTCTCGGCAACAGCAACGGTGACAGCGGCGTCAGGAGAACGCTCGGATAAGGAGGAACAGCATGGAACGAGACAAGCAGGGAGCGAGGCTCCCGCCGGGCGGCATCTCACTCGTCAAGATGTCGGATGTCGGCAGGCGGCTGAACATCTCGAAGCGGCGTATCCGGCAGCAGGTCAGTGCCATGCTGCAGAAGCGCACGGCATACGAGACACGCTGGAAAGCCATCCGGGATTATCAGCTGCCGTACATCGGTTACTTCGACGACCGTGACGACGAGCAGACGATGGCCGACCGTAAGGACCGGCATATCTACAACAGCACAACCTGGCAGGCGAACCAGATCTTCGCGGCCGGTGTGATGAGTGGCTTGACGCCGCCGTCGCGTAAGTGGTTCCGGCTGAGCTTCTCAGACAAGGAACTTGCTGACAACTCGGATATCGGCAAGCTTCTGGACCAGCGCATGGATATCATGAACGATGTCCTCGAGAAGTCGAACTTCTACACTGCCATCCACTCGTGCTACCTCGAGCTCGCATTCGGCCAGGCACCGCTCGGCATCTTCCCCGACAGCCGCTACGGCGTTCACTTCACGGCTTATCCCGTCGGCAGCTATGCCTACGAGTGCGGGCCGGACGGCCTCGTCAACACCTTCGTGCATCGCATGAAGATGAGTGCCCAGCAGCTCGTCGACAAGTTCGGCCGCGAGAACGTCACGCAGGCCGTGCGCGACGAGATCGACAACGGCGCAGGCGTCAAAGCCGTGCATCGCGTCGTCTGGTTCGTCACACCGAACCGCCTGGCATCGCCGGACAAGCTCGGCAGCATCTACATGCCGTTCCTTTCAGCCTACTATCTCGAGGAGAGCGACGAGGACGAGTTCCTCTACCTCGGTGGCTTCGAAGAGTGGCCGGTGCCGGTCGCCCGCTACATCATCACGGGAAACGATGCCTACGGCAAGGGCCCTGGCTGGTACGCAGAGGGCGATGCCAAGGCCCTGCAGCTCATGGAGAAGGACCTGCTGACCGCCGTCGAGCTCGGTGTCAAGCCGCCGATGCAGACGACGGCAGAGACCGTCGCCAAGGGCATCAACCTCGTGCCGGGCGGCAAGACGTATGTCCGACAGGATGGAGCCGTCAAGCCGCTCTTCCAGGTCCAGACAGACATCGGCGACCTGCGTGCGCAGATCACCCAGCTCGAAGATCGCATCAAAGAAGCGTATAATGCGAACCTCTTCATGATGCTCAACGAGATGGAAGACAAGACCATGACCGCACGGGAAGTCATCGAGCGCAACCAAGAGAAGATGACCGTCCTCGGGCCAGTCGTGCAGCGCATGCAGTACGAATTCCTCTCGAAGATCATCGAGCGCGTCTACATGGTCCTCGACCGGGCCCAGGTATTTCCTCAGCCGGAAGACCCCGCAATGCAGGAAATGCTCGCCCAGCAGGACATCAAGATCGAGTACATCTCGCCGCTCGCACAGGCTCAAAAGGTGGCAGGACTCACAAACATTGAGCAGTTCTACGCATTCCTGATGAACCTTGCGCAGGCCAACCCGAATGTCATCGACAAGCTCAACTTCCCCGAGACAGTCAACCGCTACGCCGACATGCTCGGCACGCCGGTGGCCATCCTGCGCACGGACGACGAGTACGAGAAGATCCAGCAGGAGAAAGCCGAGAAGCAGGCCCAGATGGAACAGCTGCAGCAGGCCAAGCAAGTGGCCGACATGGCAGCACCGGCAGCTCAGGCCGCAAAGAATGCCGCGCAGGCAGCGCAGGACGGCAACCCCGCCCTGCAACAGCTGATGGGTGCTGATACCTTAGGCTATGGCCAGGGAGGATGACATGGACCAACAGGAGAAAGAAGCGCGAATCATCGCCTACGCCAGTCAGGAGCAGGAGAAGCGCGACACTGCCTCTCTCGACTACCTGATGGCGGACGAGCGGGGGAGATGGTTCCTGATGCGGCTCATGGACCGCTGTCACATCATGGACTCCACCTTCCCCGATAGCGACCACACGAACCGCATGCTCATCGCCGAAGGAGAGCGACGGGCGGCCCTGACCGTGCGGCAGAACATCATGCACATGGCAGATGGCCTGGCACGGTACCAGCAGGCCGAGCGGGAATACATGGCCTTCCAGCAGCGCATGGAAGACCTCATGCAGACAACAGAAAGCGAGGATCATCATGAGAGACCTGTTTTTTAGGCTCCAGCGTTTTGGATCACCTGTCGATGCCGCGGGAGATGGCGATGCGCCAGCACAGGGCGGTACGCAGGACCAGCAGGATACAGGAGCGAGTGCATCACAGCCAGCCCAGACAACCATCTTGGGCAGTCAGACAGAGGCGAGCCAGGGCGGCGAGCAGGCACAGGGACAAAGCAGCCAGGGCAACACGGAAACCAAGACTGGAACAGAGCCACCTGCCACCTACGACTTCTCGGGCGTTGTGCCGGAAGGTCTGGAGTATGATGCTGAGCGGGCGGGGCAATTCGGAGCCCTGGCACGCGAGTGTGGCCTCTCACAGGAGCAGGCAAGCAAGCTGGCAAGCTACGGCATGCAGTACATGCAGGCCGGACAGCAGGCAGTAGCAGACGGCATCCGCCAGACAATGGACGGCTGGGCACAGGAAGCACGTCAGCAGCTCGGCGGCCAGTTCGACGACGTCACCGCAAAGGCGGCCGTCGGACTCAATGCAGCCGAGCGCAAGATCCCCGGCCTGCGTCAGATGATGAACCTCACGGGCGCCGGCAACCGCGTCGAGATGATCCAGCTCATGGCCGAATTCGGGAAATTGGTTGGCGAAGACCCCGGCCATATGGGCGAGGGCGCACACGAGAAGACCCTGTATCCGAACACAGACTTCAGCAGATACTAATAGCACAGAAGGAGGAACTCCATCATGGCATTACTGGGAACCCAGGCGCTCACACTGAGCGACCTGCAGAAGCGAGTGGACCCCGACGGCAACATCGCCTACATCATCGAGGCCCTGCTCAACGCAAATCCAATCATGGACGACATCGTCTGGAAGGAAGGCAACCTGCCGACGGGCAACCGCACGACGGTCCGCGCTTCTATGCCGACGCCGTCCGTTCGCCGCATCAACGCCGGTGTTGCTCGTCACAAGAGCAGCACGCGCCAGGTGCAGGATACCTGCATCATCCTCGAGGACCGCTCCTGCATCGATATCGAGGAACTGGCACTGGCGCGCAACCGCGAGGCATTTCGTCGTAGCGAGGATGCAGCCTTCGTCGGCGGCTTTACAGACGCTGTGGCAGCCAATATCTTTTACGGCAACACGGACGACACGCTCGACACCTTCAATGGCCTGACAGCTCGCTACGATACCATCGGCGGCGAGAAGAACGAGGCAGGCTATCAGGTTGTCGCTGGCGGCACGGCAGGCACAAACACGAACACCTCGGCCTTCTTCGTCAGCTGGGGCACGTATGCGACAACCGGCATCTACCCAAAGGGCTCGCAGGCTGGCTTGCAGCAGCGTGACCTCGGTGAGCAGACCGTACAAGATGCCGACGGCAAAGAATACCAGGCCGTCACGACACTCTTTAGTTGGAAAGTCGGCATGGCCGTGCAGGACATCCGCGCCAATGCACTCGTCCGCAACATCGACGTCTCGAAGCTGTCCAGTCTGACGGCAGCTGACAGCAAGAAACTCGTCAACCAGTTCATCTACGCGAAGAACCGCATCCGCAACCTGCAGAGCCGCGACAAGAAAGTCGTGCTCTACGTGTCGCCAGCGCTCTTCGACTTCTTTGAGATCTACCTCAACGACAAGAACAACGCCTACATCACGCGCCAGGAGCTCATGGGAGGCATCCCGCAGCTCTACCTCTCCGGCATCCCCATCAAGAAGTGCGATGCGATCAGCGAGACGGAAGCGGCCGTCGCGACGGCGTAAGAGAGGAGGACCATCATGATTCTGGATAAAGAGAATACCTTCTTCAACAAGAAAGCCTTGTCGGCTTCCGACATGACGTCGGACATCGTGCAGGTAGGCCCAGGCGAATCGGGCTGTCCGCTCCACCTCGTGGCAGCCGTCACGAAGGACGCAGGGACCGGCACCCTGACCACCAAACTCGAGACATCCGCCACGTCGGACTTCAAGTCCCCGAAGACGTTGGCGACCTACAACGCCGTACCGCTCGCCGCCGACGTGCCGCGCGGCAACCTCGGCTACCTGCGCCTGACGGTCACATCGACCTACAGCAAAGGGACCTTGACCGCGGGCCTCGTGCTCGACGACGATATCGACTGGTAAGCAAGGGCCGGACCCCGCAGGGCCCGGCCTTTTGCATGAAGGAGGGGCGAACATGAACCGCATCGATATCTGCAACATGGCCCTGTCATTCCTGAACAGCGGCCGCATCAATTCGCTTGATGACGCCAGCACAGCAGCGAAGCTGTGCAAGATCAACTATGACCATCTCCGGCAGCGGCTTTTGCGCATGTATCCCTGGGGCTTTGCCGAGAAGATGGCCAAGCTGGCACAGCTTGAAACGCAAGGTGTCGGCTATGCGTATGCCTATGCGTATCCAGGGGATTGCCTCCTGCTGCGGTTCGTCTTCAGCGAAGACCATGCGGCGGACTATGAAGAAGAGCGTCAGGACTTTCGCGTCTGCCACTTGGGAGAAGCCGGACAGGCCATTCTCACAGATGTTGCCATGGCTTATGCAGCATATACCGCGGACATCAGGCCGACGGGGACATTCAGCGCAGAATTCATCGACGCCCTTGCCCACATCCTGGCCAGCGTGATCGCGATGCCACTCACAGGCAACACGGAGCTGCAGAATATCAATCTGCAGCTTGCTCAGCAGGCGGTAGATCTCGCAAGATACCAGGATATCAGTGAGCGGGAACGGCGCACGCGTTATCCGCATAAGTACAGTGATGCGAGGTTCGTATAGGAGGGATGAACGGTGGAACCATATTATGCCATACAGCCGGCGTTCACGGGCGGCGAACTCTCGGAAGACGTCTCGAATCGCGTAGACCTGGACAAATATCAGCTCGGGCTCAAGCAGGCGCAGAACGCCATCATCCGTCCATATGGATCCGTACACAAGAGACCGGGACTCATCTATTGCGGGAAAACAAAATATGTGGGCGATGAGAAGATTGTCCGGCTGCAGGAATTTGATTTTCTCACCGACCTTTCCTATCTGCTCGAATTCGGAGACAAGTACCTGCGGATCTGGCGGGACGGCATATATCTAGGCGTGGAGCTTGCCACACCGTTCGCGTCAGGTGACCTCTCACGACTACGCTTCACGCAGTCCGTCGATGTCATGTACATCTGTTCAGGGATCTATCCCGTACAGAAGTTGTCACGTTATGCCGAAGATGATTGGGAACTCACGGAAGCAGAATGGGAAACGCCGCCTTTCTGCGATGTCAACAAGGACACTGCTTGTACCATACAGCCAAGCGGGAAGACCGGGACCGTCACGCTGACGGCCAGCAAGGGAATCTTTTCGTCAGATAACATAGGAGATACCATTAAGCTGGACCAGTACGTGGACGGGCGTTCCGTCGAGACGACAAACGGGACGAGTTCAGAGATCCTCGTAGGCAAGACCTGGAAAGTCATCACGCATGGGACCTGGACGGGGACGGTGCAAGTCCAGTACTGCGGAGAGAAGAATCATCTGCCGAACCAGGACTGGAAGACCCTGCGCACGTACACATCGTCAGATGATTACAACCCGTCAGAGTCTGGAGATGTCGAAGAGTATACCTACATGCGCATCCATGCATCCATCTCGTCGGGGACTTGCAAGGCCAATTTATCGTCTTATCCGTATACGCATACGGGCTATGTGAAAATCCGGAGCGTGAATAACACGACGACAGCCGTAGGCACTGCGGACTGGCTGGGCAGCACGGATGCGACGGAAGACTGGTACTGGCCAGCCTGGAGCAAGACCAATGGGTATCCATACTGCGCGACGTTCTTCCAGGACCGTCTCGTCTTTGGCGGTAGTCCGGGAGAGCCGCAACGCGTCTGGATGAGCCGCTCGGGCGACTACGAAGATTTCAGCATCGATAAGGAGAGCGGCACGGTGACAGACGATAGCGCGGTAACAGCAGACCTGCTGAGTCGTAAGGCCTGCGCTATCAACCACATGGACGCCGGCAATGACCTGATTGTCTTCACGGAAGGCAACTCATGGACCATCTCGGGCAGCGAAACCGTCACACCATCCAGCATCACGCCACGTAACCAGGAGAACTACGGCGTTTCAGATATTGCACCACTGCGAGTCGGCAACCGCGTCGTCTACATCCAGCGTCGCGGATCCGTAGTACGTGATACTGGCTACGACTATAACACGGATTCCTACGCCGGCACAGACCTCACGTTGCTCTCCAAAGACCTGATCAATGGTCAGACCATCGTTGACGATGCCTTTGCACAGGAGCCAGATTCCCTGCTCTACTTTGTTCGTGCTGATGGAGTCATGCTTGTCCTGACATATGTCATGGATCAGAAAGTCTATGCCTGGTCACATCTGGTGACGGATGGGATATTTGAGAGCGTAGCGTCTGTCAACTGCGGGAACCGGGACGATGTTTATGTGGTGGTGCGCCGTACGATTGGCACGCAACAGGTGCGCTGCATTGAACGCTTCGACCGTGATCGCGTATCGGATAATCAGCAGGACTACATCATGCTGGACTCTGCGGTCATTTACGATTTGGACCAGGCAGCCAGCGTCATCACAGGACTCGAGAATCTCGAGGGCAAGACGGTACGCGTCCTGGCGGACCAGTATCTCTACGATCCCATGACGGTGCAGGGCGGCAAGATTACCTTGCCAGACGGTGTATCAGCCAAGCGGCTCGTGATAGGCCTGCCATACACGATGATCCTGGAACAGCCGAACTGGGACGTAGGCAATATGCAGAGTGGAACCGTGCAGGGACGGAATAAGACTGTGACGAAGGCTATCCTGCGCCTAAAGAACAGTTTCGGCGGTTGGATTGGCCCGGACGCAGATCACCTGCAGGAGATCATCTACGATCCGCAGCGCATGGAAACCGGTGAGAAGGTCTTGACCACCGGCGACCGGACAGTCACACTGCACGAGAAAGGCGTCAACACGGAAGGCAGGACTTATATCTACCACGAAACGCCATATCCATTTACCTTGTCGGCAATCATAAGGGCGGTGACATTCCTTGGTTAAAGAAAATCACAAGACATACACCATCTGGAAACTCGAGTGGCCGGAGATCCTCGAAGGCGAAGAGACCTACGGCCTGGCAAGGGACTTGACGCGCAACCTACGCGAGGTGGACCGCCGCGAGATCCTGGCCTTCACGGCAAACGTCGAGCGGGAAGTGCAGGAATCCATCGACTGGAGCTACGAGCTGCAGTACGCCACCACGAAGAGCGGCAACATCATCGCCGTCTGGGGCGTACAGCCGAAGCGCAACGACGAAGGCCTGCGGACACACGCCCTGATCTGGTGCCTCGGGACGGACCTCATCAAGCGGTACACCGTCTCGTTCGCCAAAGAGTCCAGGACCATCCTGCATGAGTGGGCCAAGCGATACGGATCACTCTACAACATGGTGGGCGCATTCAACGACGACGCCATCCGCTGGCTCCAGTGGGTAGGCGCGTCATTCGATGCGTCCGCGAAGATCATCAAGAACGGGGAGACCTTCCTGCCGTTCGTCATCCATCCAGAGCCAGAGAAAGGAGGAGATTGAGATGTGCAGCGTCATTGCAGGGCTGACCGCCCTGGGCGGCATCTTCCAGTACCGTCAGCAACAGCAGCAGGCCAATGCCCAGGCAGCCATGTACCGGGCGCAGGCCGACGCCGCTGAGCAGAATGCCCGGATCGAGAACCGCAAGCAAGAGCAGATTGCCGACAACTACGCCGCGCAGGCCGACAAGCTGCGCTCGCGCCGCCGCCTGATCGAGGGCAGCCAGCGAGCCCAGACCGGTGCTGCCGGGCTGAACTTCGGCGGCTCGGCCTTTGATATCCTCTCGTCGAGCAACGATGCTTACCTGCAGGATCAGATGACCCTGCTCTCCAACCAGCGTAACGACAACTACAACTCGCGTGTGGCAGAGAGCAACTACGAGGCACAGGCAGCCAATAGCAGGACTGCGGCGAGCAACGTCAAGCGGGCGGCAAGATGGCAGGGCCTTTCGACCATCCTCGGTACCGCGGCCAGCGTCTACGGCGTCGCACAGCCCTGGAAGGATACCGGAGCCGCTGCTTCGAGCAGCGCGGGCGGCGCGTACCAGTACTACAACGAGAAGACCACGGCGGACACATGGGCCAAAGCCAACCGGCAGTTCCCGACCGTCTCGGGCACGGGCTACCTGACGTATGGCAAGCCCGTCCTGTCCTACGGCAAGAACACGGGTTGGGATATCCGGCCGGACTACTACAGCCGGAACGGCAAAGTAAACTTCCCGTTCCGCTTTTGAGTGAGGGGGAACCGACATGAAATTCAGCAGCTACCAGCCCGTCGTTAATCCAAACACCATCAATCCACCAGCCGTCCAGGCACCGAAAGACCTGGAAGTGTACGGCACGGGCGGCAAAGAGTGGACTGCGCTTGCTGGAGCCGTCGGCCAGGCCACGAAGGTGCTCGCCCAGAAGCAGGATGACGAGGATGCAGCCGACGTCATGGACGCCAGGAACCGCATCATGACCTCACTGAACGAGCAGCTCTACGGCGAGCAGGGCCTCATGACGCTCGGCGTAGGCAAGAATGCCAAGGGGCTGACAGACCGCGTCACGCAGGCCATTCAGGACACCTCAGCAGAGATCGCCAAGGACTACAACCCGCGCGTCCGCTATGCGCTGAAGTCCACGTTGAATGACAACATGCTCAACTACCAGCGCATCGCCACCGGCCAGGAGAATCGGGAGCGGGAGAACACCGAGCAGGCGGACTACCAGGCGGCCCTCAACATCAACACGCAGAACGCTGGCATGACCTGGGATGTGACGAACGCCCTGACGAACTACGAGAACGACACGCGCCGCATCATCCTGGCCTATGGCGCGAAGCGCGGCTGGACCGGCGAGCAGATACAGTCCGAACTGATGGGGGCCATAACGAAGCAGGTCGCGTCGGCCGCGACAGCAGCAATCACCGCGGGCAACTACGACCGGGCTGCGCAGATCCTGCAAGTGAACCGCGGCAAGATGGACCAGAACGTCTACAACCAGCTCTACGGCTCCGTCAAGCAGAAGCAGGACGTGGCCAAGACCTACACGACGGCAGATGATATCGTCAACCAGTGCTGGGACCCGAAGACAGGGCGGTTCGATTGGAACAAGGCCAATGAGCTCATCAAGCAGAACTCCTACAGGAACGTAGGGGGGCAGGGGATAACCGGAGCTTCTGGAAAGGAAGCTTTCTTCGCATCAGTGGAACAGCAAGAGGACCCAAATGGAGATCCGAACGCGGTCTCATCAGAAGGTGCCGTTGGCATCTATCAAATCATGCCAGGCAACTGGCCGGCATGGTCAAAGGAAGCTGGGTACGAGGGGGCCGATCCAAACGATGAAGCGGCGCAGCGTGCAGTCGGACGATTCAAGCTGGGCCAGTATTACGACAAGTATGGACCAGAAGGGGCACTGGTTACCTGGTATGCTGGTGAGCAGAACGGACAGCGCTGGGTGGCTGGCGAACCGGATGCCATTGACGAGAACGGCAACCACTATGCTTGGGATAAGCAACTGAGCAATGGCCCATCCATCAAGGAATACGTCAACAGCGTTATGAGCAGGATTCCGAAGGGGGCTGGCGGACAGAATGCGGGCGGTGGCAGTGGTGGTATTGATATCTCCAAGAAAGTTTACTACACAGTCAAGCCTGGCAAGGAAGTCGAAGTCACGAACCTCGGACACTCGACATGGGCAAAGCTCAATGCCTTGGCCGCTCTCTATGAGCAGGCTTTCGGTCAGCAACAAGACTACGAGCCGTTCTATGTCACGGCGGGTGGTACAACCAAAGGACACAATCCGGGTAGCAAGCACTACGAGAACCGTGCCTTCGACATCGCGATGGACAGCCTGGCCCGTCATCCAGAACGCCTGCAGTGGCTACAGGAACATGCAGTTGACGTCGGCCTGAAACCGTTGAATGAATATGCGGGCTATGGCAACGAGCAGTGGGCGGATGGCGACAACTTCCACTTCAGTGATGACGGCGGAGATTTTGACGAGAACGCTTATATGGGCGGAGGCACCGGCACGGCTGCATCGGGCGGGACAATGTACGATCCTACAATGGAAAAGAGCTTGAGAAGCGCAGTAGAAGCAGCCTTGCAGGACCGTACACAAGCCTACAAGCAGGACAAGCAGAATTATTTCGACGATGTAGAACATGCAGTCGATACAGCAGGCTCGTTCTCGGCTGCCAAAGCACTCGTCGAAGGAGACACGACACTTGACCTGCAGCAGAAGAACACGCTGATTGGCATGGCTGCGTCGAAGTTCGGCGTCAACCGGAATACAGGATTGCCGGCAGGTAGTGGGCGGAGCGGTGGAAGCGGCCGGAAGAGCTCGACATCTACATCTGTTGTCGGCGCGAGCGGTGCGAAATATACCATCAAGGAAATCAACAATGCTCGTTATGAGGTGGAAGAATACTACGAGCGTATGGATGATCCAGAGGACACCATCTCGCGTACAGATCAGCGCCGGTACAATAAGGCGGCAAATCTGTTGCAGGATATTGGCGAAATGGGCAGCGGTGACAACCTCGCAAGCTCGGATGCCCTGGAGATGGCCCGTCATGCAATAGAGGTCACGACCAATGATGAAGAAGCTGCGTGGTATCTGATCAGCAACTATGGGTACTCAGAAGAAGAGGCCGATTATTACATAGGACAGGCGCACAGCGATTAAGAGGAGGAGCAATAATGGATCTTGAGAAAGTACGGGCAGGTCTGCAGGAAATCGAGGATGAAAAAGCGGCAGCCCAGGCAGAAGCAGATAAAGCCGCGAACCGCTCCATCCTTGACCGAGTGGAAGACCTGGGAAATGAATTCATGCCTTTTTTAGGCGGATGGACAAGTGAAAACGCTCAACAAGAAAAAAACTTTGCGGAAGGTATGACGGAAGCTGTTGAAGGCGCCGCAGAGGGGGCTGTAGAGACAGCCAAGGATGTTGTCCAGGCTGCCCAGAATGTCGGCCAGAGCTGGTCGGAATTCCGCCAGCGCGGCGTAGAAATACAGCAGGCATTTTCACCCGAGAACCTCGAGCAGGCCAATGCAAGCGGTGATTACAGCAAACAAGAAGAAGCTGTAGCCAATATCCAGCAGTCGGGCGAAAAGATGACTACAGACATGCGCAACTTGGCTGCTTCGCCGTTTCGCCAGGCGTCTCGTGCCCTCATAAATACCTATGGCGATAGCACAGATGATTCACTCCTGGGCAGCGCAGCCCAGTCTCTGCAGCGGTCAGACGTTGACCTCGAGTATTTTATGACGGACGACGAGAAATTGTCGAAAGCCCGTCAGATTGAGGCAAGCACAGGTATTCCGGCAGATGCATTTCTGGCGGACAACACGGCCTACAAGCAGGCACTCGACGTCTACCACTACAAGCAGAAAATTGATTTGGCGGGCGGCAATATCAACGACGTTTGGCAGGAATTCCCGGAGCTGCAGGGTGTGGCCGATATGGACAAGGAAGGCGCAGCGATTGCCCTGCACAACCTCGATGCCGTCCGCTCGACGCATGGCATCATTGACACCTTCCAGAAGATGCTGGAGCGCGGCAATGTCAAGCTCGAGTACGACAACCTGCAGTATAAGATCATGATGGGAGCGGCAGACGACAACGACCGGCAGCGGGCGGAAGACCTCAAGAAGCAGCTCGAGGAGGATCGTCGTACTGCGCCGTCGTTCCTCGAGGACCCGATCGCGGCCATTGTGGGTGGCGTGGCAGAGTCTGCGCCGGAGATGTGGCAGTCGACGTCGGAGTCCCTGCGCGAAGCAACGGCGATGGCCGTGATTGCGGCAGCAGCTAGCGCGGCAGCGGGCTCCGTGGCCACGCCAATTGGTGCCGCAGTGGGCGGCACAGTTGGCGCGGCGGGCGGCTTCGCCTATGGCTTGGGGCGCGGATTCCTCGCACAAGTCGCAAGGCGCGAACTCATTGCGGCGGCAGCTGGTACAGGCCTGCGGCTCGGTGCTTTTACGGGCATGGCACGTCCTGAGATTGGCTCGCGCTTTGCCGAGTACAAGGAACTCAAGGACGAGAATGGCAACCCGCTCTTAACGGAGAACCAAGCAGCTGGCTGGGCCATGCTAGGCGGCTCGCTCAATGCGGGCATCGAGCTGGCGAACTTTGGCGTCGTGACGCGAGCACTGGCCGGTGCACCGCATGCGCGGAAAGTCTTCGGCGACATCATCGAGCAGACAGGCTCAAGGATGCTGACGCGCGAGAAGGTGCTGAACGCCATCAAAGACCGGGCAGGCGATGTCCTCAAGATCACGGCCTCAGAGGCAGGTGAGGAAGGCCTGCAGTCCATCTCAGACGACATGGTCCACAATGGCATGGAGTGGAATACTGGCGATACGAGCAACAAGATCTACGGTCCAGGCGAGATCCTGGAGCGGGCAGGCAAGAGCACCCTGCAGGCCATTCCTGGCTCACTGGGCTTCGGCCTGCTCGGCGCTGCGGGTGGCACAGTATCGTCCGGCTTCCGGCAGACGGCAGCCATGCGTCATCTGGCAAAGTTCGAGGCGACGTATGGCGAGAATGCCCGCAAGACCTACACCGGCACCGTCATGCTCGAGCAGCTGCAGCAGGCTATCGATAAGGGCAACCTCAAGGAGAAGGCCCCAGATGTCCAGAAGAAGATCCTGCGCGAGCAGCTCAAGGATACAGAGTACCCGAACACATACATTGATTCCGAGATGGCCATGCAGCAGGAAGGCGGCCTCGAGAACCTCAAGGCTGTAGCCAAGGCGGCGGGCATCTCGAACGACGAGTTGCAGACAGCCATCGAAGAAAAAGGCCAGATCCTCGTACCGACGGAGCAGTTCCTGCAGGCAGGCACGAGCCCGGAGTTCTTGCAGAACGTCTCATTCTCACCGGAAGCGGACAGCATGGCCCGCATGCAGCATGACGCCAAGACCATCATCGAGGACATGCAGAAGCGGCAGCAGCAGTCCATCGACAAGCAGGTCGAGCTCATCAACAACGTGCTCGACCAGTACTTCCCCCTGCACGAGAAGAGCCCCGCCGAAGACCAGGCCATGCGCGACATGGCCGCCGTGGCCATCTACAGTGATCCGACCAATCCGGCAAGAGGCTGGTCGGCCGCCATGAAAGAACGTCAGGACCGTCTGCAGGAACTCATCGGCCCCGTGCTGGAACGCCTGCGCGATGGCATGGGCAAGGGCGGCCAGCATATGGAAGTCGAGGACGAGCAGGGCAACAAGAAGACACAGCGCTTCACCGAGAATGACGAGTGGTACAGGGCCTTCTACAAGGCGTTCAAACGCCAGCCGACCGAAAAAGAACTCGAGGACATGGCCGTGGCCGTCGTGACCGGAGACCCATCCGCACCAAAACTCGAGGGATGGATTCCGACGACCGAAGAAGAGCACCAGGCTATGGCAGCAGTCAAGCCGGAGATCGACGAACTGCGCAAGGACATCGAACACCTTGAGGCCATCAAGGGCACGATGAAATCCCTGAATGGCGTCGAGATGGAACTGACGCAGGGCCTCACCAAAGAAGGCTTCCAGGTCTACCGCGCCATCCGTGACCAGCTTACGAACGTCGACATCGACGGCGGCCGCACAGCCCGCGCTGCCCGCCTCGACGCCATCCTCTTCGCCCGCCATGCCGACATCGTGGCCGACATCATCAGCAAGAAAACCGGCAAAAAATATACCGCCCTCGACTACATGCGAGAGCGGTATGGGTTGAATACGACGGGGAAAAACGTAGGAGATCTGGCACAGTCTATGAGTGATACGGCTCTTGTCAGATTGCAACAGGATCAGAAGGCCTGGAATAATCTCATAGATGAATATGAGAAGTCAGATAAAAATGTCTGGAAAAAGTACAACAACGGTAAACTGTATGACTTAATGAAGATTCCGTTGGTGCTACAGCTGCTTCACGTGCCCTATGATGATATTAAAGTATACGGGAGCTTTTTCCAGCATAGCCTGCGCGCCAGCCACCCCGGTATGACTACGAATCTCTTGCGGCAGCTTCCTGCGAGCATAGCTGACCCTGTTATGGTCTTGCGTGGGAACAAACCAGATTCCTATGTGTTCGTATTGGAACTGAAAACGGATAAGGGCGCATCCGTCGTGGCTCCGGTGGAAATCAATAAACTAGATGAACGCAGGGGAATCGTCATCAATGTGCTGAATAGTGC